TTTTTTAAAGAAACCACTAAAAATTGAGACTGCTTATTGGGATGATTCGTGGTGGGGTTATTTTAAAATTGAGGAATTACCAGAGAGTTTGGAATATTTATTTATTAATGGATTTTATCCTGACAAAGATGATTTGTTGAGAAGATTTCCAAATGTTAAAATAATTTTTAACGAAATTGATTTTGAAGTAAATTATTTTTAGAATTTATATTTGAAATAATTAATTTCATTTTTAAAAGCTCTTTGAACACTCTTGACATCATTTTCAGTATACATTTTATGATAATCATTACCATCCTGTCTATACCCACTCTTGAAATGAGCAATTAAACTTGGGTCAAATGGAATTCCAACTTTTTCACAAACATGTTTAATGCCCTGTTCAAGGTTTTCGAATCTTATAATATAGTCCATCACTGGTTTACCGTCAATACTGATTCGTTTAAGATTTTTTAAACGATCTTTTTTACAATACTTTGAAAACGGCATTTTATCATTTTGTTCTTGCCAAAAGTAGTAACTGACAACAGAATCAAACGGATTTCTTACAACAGAAAATTTGTAATATGAATTAAATTTCTTTGCTCCAATCAATTTTTTAACTTCTTTGGCTGATATGTGATTGTAAAATTTATGATCAGCCTTATGACGCGCACCGATTATACCAGCTGGAGTTTCTCTGTAAACAGTTTCATTAGTTGGGACATAGTTTTTTTGCTCTTCTTCTGGCAAACAAAATTTTTGAAAAAAGGCTTCAACTGATGTGCTGGCAACCTTTTTGTTTTTAATGTAAATAAACTTATATTTATGAGATATAAGAACCATAATATTCTTACCAAATATTTTTATTTATTTTTTTTAACTAAATATAAAAAAAATTGAAATTATTAATACCCAATTCTTCCCAAAAATAAAATATGGAAAAAGACTTTTATCTTCTTCATCTAAAAAACGAAACAAAAATAATAGAAACTGCATCACAAACAAAAATTATCAAAATAATACCTCTTCAATGTTTTACAATAACTCCCAATTACGTTAGTAATAATTATTATGTTGAATATTTGAAAAAACCAATTTTTGATTTTTTTATATACACATATAACGACCCTATGGAATCAAAAATAAAAAAAAATAAAAGAATCTTCAAGATTGAATATGATAAATCTATAATTGAATTTATCAATGCTTGTATCTCATTTGTAAATAAGCTAATACAAGATCACGAAAAAATTAACCAAAATTTTTACATAAACAATAACACTAATTTTTTAGATGAGATACGACTTAAAAAAACTTTTTTGTCAAATAATTCTGAAAACACAAGAATAGAAATAAATATGGATGGATCATATTTAGTTTATGTTAGTTTGATAGATTCAATTGAATATAATAACATTGATGAAGTAATGGAAAGCCCTTATTTACAAAAATCAAGTAAAAATATTTTGCATAATATATTGAGTTTAATTGGCTTGTTTTAGAATATTGGATATATGCCAAATTCCAATAAATAATCCATATATTACAATTATTCCATTTGTGATTTTTAGATTATAAATCATCCTGTCTTTTTTTCTTAATTCTTCATTATAATATTCAAATTTTTTCATTATTTTTTATAAAAACGTAATTTTTAAACTATTTTAACTTTTTCTAAATCAGATATAAATTTTTCTATTACACTTTTGCAAAATTAGAAAACTGATTTTAACCGCGTTTTCTGTATGTTCGGCCGAGCCAACCCATAATCTGCAAAAAATATAAATTATTCTTCCACAATGAAAAAAATGATATAATTTATTACTATTTTTACCAATGGCAAAAATGGAAAAAAAAATGAGTATATCAAGTCTTCTCTGCAGATTAAGAAAATCCTACAACAAACAACTATTTCTTAATGAGATTGAGGAGGATTATGGCAAAGAAGTTTTAATTGATTTGATGACAGCTGATTATACGGATAGATTATTAAGAAAAGGATTCAATGTTTCACTTTATTTGGTACCCTATAAAAGTTGGAATTCTTATGAAAAAATGAAACTTCTTCATCTTCGCATCCAGGAGATGGAAAACCCAATTATCAAATCTATCATCAACATAATTCAGACAGCAAACAAATCACTCACCAACCAACAAAAAATAGAATCAAAAAATAAAATGCAACAAATGTATTTTGCGAGATTAGTTATGGTTAATCATGATTATCTTTTCAAAATTGATGAAGAATACTATGACGTATTGAGCAATATTTATTCCCGTGAAATTCCTAATATATTTTTTTGAAAACCTGTGTTAAATGATTTTTTTTTATAATTTATTTTTTTTGTTGCATTCATCTAGTTCAGCGAAAAATTTGGAACATTCATTCCCGGGATTTTGCGAGCAATAATCAAGTCTTAATCTCTGCATATAACAAGGGTTTTTTTCTAAAATATTCTGAGCAATTTTTTTACGTTCAATTTCATTACTTGTCATCCAATATGCAAATAAAGTTCCGAATACTCCAACTGATTTTTTATTTAAATCAATTTCTGGAATTGTTACACCTTTAATTTTTTCAATGTTAGTGTCCGGCATTAATTTATTATATATTTTGTATAATAAAAAAATACGAAACATTTATTTATTATAAGGGCTGATTCTTGTAAAATGTGGCATTCAAAAATATTTCTCAAATATATTGATATTTACTCACACTACAATTTTATAATATATTCCCAATCTATCAAAGAAAAATTCATTTTCTTCTCCTTCAAATCTTTTGATAATATAATTTCCTCCATCCAATAATACCCTATAACAATCTTTATCCTTATATAATTTTTGAATTTGCGATCTCCTTGATTCCAATTTTACCTTATTATAGATAATCAAATCAATATCTATAACATTCTTTCTTAACAAATAATCATTTTCCTCTGAAAAAAAATTAAATGCATTCGTTAAATATCCAATCCTTAAATTATCAAAATATTCAATATCTTTACTACACAAAGCAGCGATCTCTCCTATATACTCCGGAAAAGAAACACAAGATATATAAAAAAGATACAACTTTGGCATTTTTTATCCTAATAAATTGCATAAATATTTTTCACTTTTTTTAACTAGAGTCGGAAACCGTATCATCTCCAGATAATAAATTTTCAATTACAGCAAGATTAGACTGCAATTTTGATTCAGCCTGTGATAAATTATTTACCAACTCAGTAACAGTACTTTTTGGTATTAAATTATTAGTTTTGTACAAATTATCCAAATAATTATTTGCAGATTGATCAAGTTGACTTAGATTACTAATATCGGTAGATATAGTTGTTAAATCCATAATATTACTAATATTATAAATTTTTACATATTTTGTGTCAACTGACCAACCTGCTGTTCTAAATATCTTGAACCATAATTGATCGCATCATCAGCCAAATTATTCAATAAACCTCCTAGAAAACTAGTACCTTGATTACTAGATTCTGAGCTGGTATTTGCATATTGTTGTTGCATCGGATATTGAGATTCCATTTATAATATAAATTGATAAAATAATTTAAAGATAAAAAAATTAATTAGATAAAAATGATAAGAGGATTAATATTCCATACTCTAAGAGGAATAAATGGATGGAGTAATTTATCCTATCAGAAAATAGATATTTCTCGCGTTCTTCATTTAGAATCAGTAAAAAGATCACTAAAAATACGTGATAGAGATTATGATTACACCCTTAAGATTATATATGAAGATGCAAACCCAGAATCGACAGGAAATCCTGGCATAAATCTAGGGGATCACAAAGAAAATCCATTATATTATTCCGTAAATAATCAAACCATTACCAAAAGGTATAAAACAGAACAGGATGTTATGGAGGAGATTGGGAAAATTAAATACAAGCAGGAATTATTGAAGAATTATTGCGATAGGATAGTTGGAGATATTGTTGTAAGCAATATAAAAAAAATGTGATAATATGATAATAATGGTGATGGGATGTTTTGAGCAAATGATAGATAGAATAAGTTATAAATTGAGTCAAAAATACCGTAGAAGACGACAAGAAAATATTTTTGGTGATTATTATACTACAACTCATTTATTTGGTGGTAACGAGTCAAAATAAAAAATTTCAGTCTTATTGATCAAATATAATTTGAGTATTTGATGGAATATGGGTAAGAGGAAGTGTATATGTTTTTCGTAAATAAATTTTTTCAATATTGGGTGGGAGGTTGTTTAAGGGGTGAGAGAATTTTTTACCTAATTTAAGTATTCTTAAAGATTGTGGCAAAAAATCAAGAGGTTGATTAAAATATTCACTGTTAAAAATATTTACCTTCTCACTTCTAAAATTTAATTTCCGCAAATTACCTGGTAAATTTTCCAATGACCTATTAAACTTACCACATAATTTTAAAACTTCTAATGACGATGGTAAATTATCCAAAGTTTGATCAAAACATAAGCCAAATCGTAATTTTACAATTCCTTCTGGTAAATAATCAACAGGTTGATTGAAGTTATTATCAAAAAATATTTCTTTAATATTTCTTGGTAAGAAAGATTGTAATTTATGTATTCCATCATCAATAAACTCTTCATATAATGGGTGATTAAAATGATTTGAAAAAGAAATTTTTTCAATATTATTTGGGATTTGAATAGGGTTTTGGTTGAATAAATTAAAATTAATTTTGGTGTTTAATGGGTGGGATGGTATGGTTATTGCTGAAAAATTACTTCTCATTCCGATGATATTTTGTTTAATTTTTACACCAGTTCTTCTGAATATTACTTTTTTTTTAGTTTCCATTATTTTGATAATTTCATCTGGGAAAGGTTTATTTGGAGAGGAAACAAATTCAATTGTATCACCAAAAACCATAAAATACCACTCATCAATATTTTCATAAGGTAATTCTGCGATTTCCATTTTTAATTTCAATTGTTGTTTATTGTTTCAAACATTTTTTATTCATTTTTTTTTTATATAACACAAATATATCTAAAGAAAAAAAGTGGTTTGAATAAGTAAAGGTAAAATAAGCTAAATAAAATAAAAATTAGAAAAATTATAATGTATTTTTTCTTTATAATAATTTTCTCCTCCATATATTATAAAAAAAAATTTTTTATTTCAAAAATCTTAACATTTTTTTCTTATCTATTAAATAAATGCAATGCTACACTTGCAAAAATAATTATGATCATTTAATAACCAATAAATATGAAGATTTTGAATCAATACCTATAAATATTTGTTCAATATGTGATAAAGGTTTTGGACAAATTATAAAGGTTTGTTATAAATGTAAGGAGTTTCGTAGTTTACCCTATAATAATGAAACAAATAGATTTAGAGTAATTTTTGATAAAACAAAATTATTTGCAGAGCGATATGTTTATTCTTGTAATTGTAGGTATAATTATGTTAAAAATACAATTGACAAATTTGATTTAGATAAGACTGAAATTATTGCGTTGATTGAATATCTTAAAAATAAATTAAATCCATAGAATGTTGTAACAAATTTTTTTACTGAATAATTTGAGAAAATAGTAATAAAGAAAAATTTGTTAAATTTAATTTCAAAAAAAATTTCACATCAACAATGTAAGAAACATCTGAAATTTATTATGATGAATTGCAGAAAGATATTGAAAAAACTGATCCAAAATAAGGTTATAATTAAGAGATAATGAATATGGGAGAATACAAAGAAGTTTTTGATATCCTTTACGATATTAAGGATATTATACCTGATGGTAAGTACCTGCGATTGAATAATCTTATTATGAAACTTTACAATGATGCGAGATTAAATCGAAGAAATGTGTTACCGGATGATGAAGAAACAACAATAATATCCAATTCAACAAGAATATCAGATGAAAAATGGGAAGAAATCGAGCAAATCGGAATTGGGAACTTTTATGGTAAGATATCTTCATTTATTTCGACCATCGAATATTTTGAACAACCTATCGAATGCAATTGCGAATCAAATGATCCATTTTTTGTTTGTAATGCAAATCGTCGATCCTTTTTTAACTGCAAGAATTACATGAGATTTGTTGACAAAAATCCAATTATTCTTAATTTAATTGACAGAAAAAAACAAATAAATTTCACAAGCAGTCCCATTCACAATTCGAATGTAAATTTTAGTTATTTTAAATTCAACATTTTTAATCATATCAACCTGATAAAGAATCTAGTTCTTGCAAAAGATCGCTGCATTGTTCTTATTTCCTTGTATGATTACATTATGAAAAATATTGAAAATTTACGAGGAAGACCAGGAATAATTAGGGATTTTATTTGTAAAATTGATGAGTTTAAAGAAAATACAGTATTTATGTCATTTATGCAATTTAATCGATTTGATCCAGAAAGATGGAAGATATTTTTACAAGAATTACTTGTATAAAAAATAAAAAAGTGATAGCAAAATTTTATAAGTTTTAGAAGTATAACAAATGGTCAATACATCTAGAGAACCGAAAGTTATTGATTTCCAAGATACTAATCTTAGAAGTCCTCATGGCATCAACCAATCAGAAATGCCACAACATATTTTTTACCGTTTTCAACGTCTATTTGACGAAAATAACGGTCATCTTACAATTATCTTTGAAGATTATTTGCAATTTTATGTAATGGATGTTAATTTAGATAATGTACAACACATTTATGGTACATTTAATGATACAAACTTTTATGTGAAGGTTTTTTCAGTAATGCAGCCGGAAGAAAGAAAAATTGTTAGTTTAAGACAATTGTTATTGTTATTTAATCTTGAACAAGAACTACAGAATGATAGAATTTTTCTTCATAGAACTGTTGGCAATATTCGCTTAAATCGCCAATTATTTGAGGCTGTTGAAATGTTCAATATTTCTGAAATTCCCTTAAATGTGGATAATACAAATATTCCAAACTAACAAAATTTATAATATTTCTTGAAAAAAAACAATATAAAAAAATGATAGTAAAAAAGGTTAGATTATTAGGTAAATAACCCAAAAGTAATATGCACACTTACTCTTTTACAATGATTGTTTCAGTCGCGATTGACAATGAACACAAAAATTTTCACAAAGCAGTTTGTGATTGGTATGTTGACAGGTGCCAAAACTTTATTGGAAATGAAATTGAATCTTATTCAATCATTCCATTAGAAAAGAATATTTTTACGGTTAAATTCACTACTAAGAATGAAATAAGGATGGAAGAATTAGAAATTCTCAAGGAAAATTTAGCAGACCCTGATATGATTGAGAAATATGACATTCGGTGGTGCAACGTTTATGGTATTCCTATTGATTATAAAGCATAATTTGATTATAAAGCATAATTTAGTTATAATATTAAATAAAAAATATTGTATTTAATATGGAGATATTATCATGTAGCAAGAATAATAATTTTCTGAAAAGCAAAGGAAAAACAAAAAGTAAAAAAATAATTTTGAATGGAAAGGCATATTTTTTTAAAAGAGATAAAGTTAGAGCTGATTATGTCAAAGAGTTTGGACACGATACAGTCGAACATATCTTTTATAAAAATAGCATCGATAAAGCCAAAAAAGATAATATGGATAAATTTTTAAATTTTCCTATAAAAATGATAAATTGCAATGGATATAATATGTATCTTTATAAAATGATTAGTAAAGATTATACAAACAGTTATATAAGTAGTTTATCAGATAAAAGTTTATTTTTAGATTATACAATACAGTTATGTTTGGAAGTTTTTTATTTAAATCATGAATTGGGATATTTTCATAATGATTTTGCGTGGAATGGTTTATGGAATGTTATGATTGATAAAAATTATCCTGGGAAAATTAGTTTTGGAAATTTTGATTATGATGTAAAAGATAATCGAATTAGATTGATTGATTTTGGACACACAAGAAAATATCAATTCTTGAGAACAAAAGAATTTTATACAAGAGATTCAAAAAGAAAAAATTTTAAATTCATTTCCGAGGTATTTTGTGCTTATTATATTTGTATGAAAATGAAAAAATTTATTTCAGGTGACAAATGGGATAATTATAAATTATTTATCAATAAACTTGAACAAAATAATATTCCCATGAATATGAAAAATTTTGATGAATTAATTATAAAATCATTAATCAACCTCAATTCATAATATTTTATCTATTAATAATATGGATAAAATTAATTGCAATTTTAAATTCGAAAACACTTTAGGTAAATACCATTGGCGCCCAGTGACTAGAGTAAATTTTGGGGGGAAAGATTTTATTGTTAAAAAAGATCATCATAATTCTCCTGAATATAAACTCTATACGAATGTTAGAAAAAAATTGGAAAAAGATAAAATGGACCATATTATCAATCTTCCTGAAAAAATTATAAGATGCGGAAAATATAATTACTATGTTTTCGAACCACTCGATATCGACTACACTGGTGAATATATCGAAAAAATGACCAATTACAAAGAATTTATCGATTATACCATCCAAGTTTGTTTACAAATATTTTATGCAAATCATATTTTAAAATTATTTCATAATGATATTGCGTTATTTACGGTAAAAAATATAATGATAAAAAAAAATAGTCCAACAACTATTAAAGTAAGTAAATTCAGTTATGAGGTGAAGGGAAATTTGGCGAAGGTTATAGATTTTGGTTTAGCCAAAAGTAGTCCAGCTGCAAAAGTCCCAAAATTTTATTTTATTGAAAAACAAAAATTTCCATACATATCGGAAATATTTACCATTTATTATAATTCCTGCCTTTTCTTTTTCCGTCAAAAATTTGATACAAAAATAAATGTTTATAATAAATTTCTAAAAGAACTCGAAGAGAGTGGTTATAAGAAAAAACTTAAATATTTTGATATAATTATCCTCAAACATTTGTTCAAACTTCAAGAAGAGTTAAAATAATTTTCATCATCTTCTTTCCAATTCAATTGAACAAAAATGCACCACCACTTCCAGAATAATGATTTTCTATTCACCATAGTATCATCCTTATCCATCCATCCAATGTAAAAAATTCCCCATTTGAAAACAATAATAAATGCAACCAAATTTTATTTTTTTTGTATAAATAAAAAAATGATTTATTTTTCATAAAACTGTTAAAAATATAAAAAAAAGATGGAAGAAAATATTAAAATGGAAGAAGAATATACTTATTTTACTTACGATGATTACTCAATTAAATTTTCCGATGAATTCAACGAGGTATTTAATGATGAAATAATCGATATTATGCAAAATGTTAAAAAAATAGAATTTGGCAAAAATAGTTTATTCAACCAACCAATCAATAATATACCTAGAAATATTAATATATTAATCCTTGGAGATCAATTCAATCAACCCATTAATAACTTACCAAAGGAACTTAAAGTTTTGAAGTTAGGGTATGAATTTAACCAACCAGTTGACTATTTACCAAGGACAATGACTGAATTACATTTCGGTCATTGTTTCAACAAAATGGTTCAATTTCTTCCAAATAGTATTCAAACACTTGTTTTTGGTCAATGCTTCAACCACCCCCTTATCAGCGTATTCGCGGATTGTAAAGGTAATTATTCCTGTTTACCAAATCGTTTGCATACATTAGTTTTCGGAGATGATTTCAACCAACATGTTAATTGCGAATTTTCCGGACACGAAAATGGATGCACCTGTTCACCAAAATTACCAAATACAATTAGCATCCTTAAATTTGGACAACTATTCAACAAGCCAATTGTAAAATTACCAGATGAATTAACTTCACTGGAATTTGGACATTGTTTCAATCAACCATTAAGATTTGTTTTATTTAATTTGAGGTCATTGAAATTTGGGCATTTTTTTAATCAAACTGTTCGATATTTACCTGAGTCATTGGAATATTTGGAATTTGGAGCAGATTTTAATTTTCCCTTAGATAATTTAACCAAGGTAAAGGTATTGATTTTTGGTGTAGATTTTAACCAACCTCTTAAAAAATTACCCAATACCGTTCATACAATAATATTTCCAAAATATTCTAGATTTAATCATTCAATTGATTATTTACCTGATTCAGTAGTTCATTTAGAATTGGGAGATCATTTTAAAGAAACCGTAAAAAAAATACCGTTCAATTTAAAGAAATTGGTAATGAGTCGGAAATATAGAGGAATTTTACCTCAAATGAACGCAGTTTTATCATTTGAATAAAAAACTTATAAAAAATTGACAGAACATCCAAACTTGTTTGGATGTGAAAATGGATTTTTTTGTTATTAGAAGAATAACAAAAAAATTGACAGAACATCCAAACTTGTTTGGATGTGAAAATGGGTTTTTTTGTTATTCTTCTAAAAACAAAAAAATTGATGGGTTTATTTTCCTAATTTTAGGTTTTGCAGGAACTCTTAACGATGAAAGATTATTTGAGAGCTTTATCCAGTTTTACCGGTAATTCCGGTTCTAAATACCCTGCAAATTACCCTAAAGATTGGCCTTCCATTGAGGAATGTCAAAGGTTAATTCGTGAGGATTTCAAGCGTGACATTTCTTTCGAAGATCGTGGCATTGCGTATGATCGCGAAAGTTCAACTTGGTATTTTCCATCTCCCGATGGATTCCTTTATGAATATCGCATCCCATGTTCTCGAGTTCTTCGTTTCCCACGCATACCAGGTCAATATGTTATCATTGACTCTGACATGAATACGGTAGGTACAATCAATAAAGACACAATCAAATCTAAGATTAAGCAATTTGCAGATACCACTTTGGTGAATTTCGATGTTTCATTTTGGAGCATTAGTTCATTCAAGAAGATCACTTGCAATGCTGTTTCTGATGAAATGACCATTGATGGTTTCGCAATATCGATTATCAACAATGATGAGACGTACTATTCTAAGTTACAAGAGATTCAAGAGAGTCGACAAATTCATGGAAAGATTGAAGAGGATGCTATGGGAAGAATAACAAATGCTCCAAAGTTTAGCAGCGCTACAATTGAGGCACAACGTAAGTTTTTTTCTTCCAAAAAAGTATGCAGCTTTAATGATCATTTCCTTCCTGCAATGCGTTCTATTTTTGGACATAAGCGTGTTCTACGAAATGTTGATGAACCATTCTCGGATGAGTATGAACCAGTTGAGCAACCTGCTCCTAAGCCAGTTGAACAACTTTCTCCTGAACCAGTTGAGCAACTTGCTCCTGAACCTGAAGAAGATGAGATTGTCCAAAAGACTCCTGAAGATTTCCGCGTGACATCTTATACTCTTCATGACTGCAATGTCAAATCATTTTCTGATGGTCGTTTTCACGTTGTCTCCGATGCTTTTACTGGATCATTTGGTCTTAATGAACTCAAGGGATTTATTAAACGTTATCAAGAACGCGATGATATTGGACAGTCTTGGGAACTTGTCCAACAGGAACTTAAAGATTTCACTGACTTTTCTAGTTTGACTGAATCAGATGCCCGCAATCAAATTGCCGAATTAAACAAAAGAATCGCTTTCTGCACAACTGGTAATCGCAAAAAACTTCTCAATGAGCTCAAGGCTCTTCAAACTGATCTGTTGAATTTCTCACAAAGGGCTGATGAATCTATCAAGGATATTGGAAAAAGTGTTTGTGATTTTGTCACGGATTTTACCAAAACAAATTGGAATAGTTATCACAGCCAGGTTTTTAAACCTGGTTTTGATGGACTATTTCAGGAGGTTATGACCTTGATTAAATCAAGAAAACATCCAAGAAATATTTTTGATAGCTTGAAAAAGCTTGAGAATGTTGTGTGGAAGATGAAACAGCTTGCTGATCATCAGGATTCAATGAAGCCAGTGTATCAGGCAAGAATTGGACGTTTGCAGGCATTTATGAATCTTCAATATTTAAGTTGTGGCTTAAATGAAATGTTAAATGAAATGGCTGATTTTGAAGATCTTGCTTTCCTACACAAAAACCTGATTCCAACCATGAAGCTTGCATCAGATCGCACAGATTTTCGCATTCTTCTTGATGTGTCATCTGGTACTACATCCGAAGGTCCCTACACAGAACAAAAGATCATGGCGGTTTATCCGACCAAGAGCCTAATGCACTTGCTTGTTCCCGCTAATCGTCGGTGATTTGATTAACATTTTTTTATAAAAAATGATAGTAACTTAAATAAATTTTTTTACCATTTATAAATATGAGCACATGGAACGATTACTTCTATGACTCACTAAGATATAATTTATTTTCCTATTTTTTTGTTTATAAGTTATAATAAATCCTAAACAAGGTTATCTTTGATCATTTGCATTCTTTCGATCACATATTTATCAAAATGACCTAAAAGGATCTCGTTTTGAATTTCTTTTTTTGATTTTTTGTCAAATTTTTGTAATTTATTGTTGCAATAGTTGATATCTTCTTTGAGCCCCATATTTTCTAGGGGTAAATCATAAAAATGATAAATCAAATGCTCCTTCTTGATGGAAACATTAATTATTTCTTCTTCTTGAAAATCGTTCATATTAGTTGATATTTATTTATTAAATATTTAAAATTACTATCAATTTTTATTTTTTTTTGTATTTATGACCCTGCAAGCCTATTAATCTTGCATTTGTTCTAGCATTTTAACTTCTTCATCCTTGTTCGAAATGATCAACTAATGTTTTTCA